AGTAAAAGAAAATATTTAGATTATTTTTATTCAAATGTTATTAGGCCTGTTATGAATGAGCAGCAAAAATATTTAAAAGCTCTTGATTGGAAAATATCAAACGGATGGTTTCAACAATATGATAAAAAATCTTATCATGATTGGCACGTTCACGAAGGATCAAATTACACCAATGTTTATTTTTTAGAATTATCTGATTCTCATCAAGCTACTAAAATTAAGACGGGAGAAAACAAAGTATTAAATTATAAAAGTAAAGAAGGACAAATTATAACATTCCCTGGATGTTTATTGCATAAATCAGAACCGGTTGCTAACGAAAGAAAAACTATAATATCATTTAATTCTTGGTTTACTTACTAGATATGAAAAATATTATTATTGTTGGTGGAGGAAGTGCGGGTTGGATGACCGCAGCAACTCTTATTAAATGTTTTCCTTCTAAGAAGATTACATTAATTGAAAGTCCTAATATACCTACCGTTGGTGTAGGAGAAAGTACTCTATCTATTATAAGACAATGGCAATCTATGGTCGATATAAAGGATGAAGACTTTATCCCGTATTGTGATGCTAGTTATAAACTTAGTATTAAGTTTACTGACTTCTATCAAAAAGGAGAGAGTTTCCATTACCCCTTTGGAGATCCGTATTTAAAAGGCAATGTAAACAACCTTAACGATTGGTGGTTTAAAAAGTTTGCTTTTCCTGAAACTCCTTATTCTGACTATGCAGTTTGTCACTATCCTCAAATGGCTTTGGTGTTAGAAAATAAATGTTTCTTTAATGAAAAAAAGACTATCCCTTTTGATTTTAAAAGACACACGGCTTTTCATTTTGATGCTACTAAATTTGGAATATGGTTAAGAGATTATTACTGTATACCTAAAGGTGTTAAGCATATTAAGGATGATATTAAAACTATTGAACAAGATGAAAATGGTATTAAAAGTTTAAATGGTAAATACACAGCTGATCTTTTTATAGATTGTACAGGTTTTAAATCTTTATTATTAGGTCAAACTTTAAAAGAGCCCTTTGAAGATTTTAAAGATCTATTACCTAATAATAAAGCATGGGCTACTCACCTCCCTTATACTGACAAAGAAAAACAATTAGTAAGTTATACAAACTGCACTGCTTACAACAATGGCTGGATTTGGAATATTCCTTTATGGAGTCGTATGGGAACAGGCTATGTTTATTCGGATAAATTTATCAGTGATGACGATGCTTTAAAAGAGTTTCAAACTTATTTAGGAACTAAAGAATTAAACTTTAAAAAAATTAAAATGAGAACGGGTATACATAGAAGATTATGGGTAAAGAATGTATGTGCCATTGGGTTAAGTGCAGGCTTTATAGAACCTTTAGAAAGTAATGGGTTATTTTCTGTTCATGAATTTTTACATAAGTTGGTAAGAACTTTACAAAGAGATAAAGTTTCACAATGGGATAAGGATAGTTTTACAGCTATATGTAAAACTATTTTTAATAACTTTAAAGAATTTGTAGCTTTACATTATGCTCTTTCTCATAGAGATGATACTCCTTATTGGAGAAGTCTTTTAAATAAGGAATGGTCGAGGAATCTTATAGATCAAATCCCAGCTTTTGGTGTAGGTTTTACTAAGATGGTGTATGATCGTTTTCATCAATATGCTTTTGAACCTCATGAAGGGATTCATTGTATTACCGCAGGAATGCATGTAGGGCCTACTGATATACCTTCGCTCATTAAACACAACTGTGAACCTGATCTTAAATTTTGGAAACAGCAATGGGAAGTGGCAACGTTTATATTAAATGATAGAAGAGATGGCTGGACAAGAAAGATAAAGCATGTTAAAAGTCTCCCTACATTTTTAAAGGATAATTTTTATGAAAGATAAATTAGTTAAAGTTGTTCAAACACACCAATTTGCATATTGGGGACCTTACTTAATCTGTGTGGATATGGATCCTGTCTTTTGTAAAAAATTATTAAAGCAGAGCAAAAGCTTAAAAGTAAAACACAATAAACATTTAGCTGGACAGATTCAGCATGAAAGACTTTTTGATTGGAAAAAGAACCCTTGGATTCAAGAAGGACTTCAAGTTTATATAGATACATGGATTGAAGGGTTTAAACATTTTACTCAGAAATTTGATTTTAACCCTAATCCAAAAATTACTTCTTTATGGGTTAACCATCAAAAGGCAGGAGAATATAACCCTGTTCATATTCATACCGGCGCCGATCTTTCTTTTGTTATATGGTTAAAAGTTCCTAAAGAAATCTTACGAGAACCTCGTCCTACTACTGCTGTTCCTCCAGGTTGGATTAGTTTTGTATATGGTGAACATCATTGGGCGTCAAACTCGGCTAAACATTTTGAACCTCATGAAAATAAAATGTTAATTTTTCCTGCTTCTTTACGTCATGAGGTTATGTCTTTTAAATCTAAAGTAACTAGAATTTCAGTTGCAGGAAATATATCTTTATTTAAATGAGCTTTAAAAAAAATAAATATAAAATTATAAAAAGTCCGTTATCTGCTGAAATGATAAGATTTATATATGATTATTTTTTACTTAAAAGAAAAGTAGCTCAAACTTTTATTGAGCAAAAATATATATCTGGTTTTACTACAGAGTGGGGAGTATGGGGAGATACACAAATAAAAGAAACCTATTCTCATTATGCTGATATTGTTATGGAATGTTTATTAGATAAACTTGTTCCTGTTATGGAGAAAAATACAGGATTAAAATTAGTTCCTACTTATTCATACGCAAGGATTTATAAAAAAGGAGATGAGCTTTTAAGGCATAAGGATAGAAAAAGTTGTGCAGTATCTGCTACTATGTTTTTAGGAGGGGACCCGTGGGCTATTTTTATTGATCCTACTGGAAATAGAGGAGCTAAAGGAATTTCAGTGAAACAAAAACCAGGAGACATTCTTATTTATTCTGGATGCGATCTAGAACATTGGAGAGAACCTTTAAAAGGAAAATCACATTGTCAGGTTTTTTTACACTACAATGAAAAAAATAGTTCAGAATTAAAATATGATAAAAGAGAACATTTAGGTTTGCCTGAATATTTTAGAAACGTTTATTTTGAAGAAGGAAAGAAAACTCACTGGTGGGATGAAGCCTCTCAGTCTTGGAGAGATGCTGTAGAGAAAGATCCTTTTAAAGATGATTAAATTCTTTAGAAAAGAAAATATTTTTACCGAGGCTCAAAGGAAAAAATTATTAAAGCTAATTAAACCTTTGATGGTAACTAAATTTAATTCTCCAACAATGAAGGGACTATCGACAAAACTTTTAAATGAGCTTCCAGAATTTAAATTTTATATAAATAAAATTAAACGTATTATAGAGAAAGAGTATAAAGAAAAATTTACCGTTTTTAAATGTTGGGGTAGATATACTCAAGGGGACCATATTAATTTTCATTCCCATTTTGGTGTAGATTTAACTGTAAATTATTTTTTAAAAAACTCTAGGGGATTAGGAACTTTAGTTAGAACAAGAGAAGAGGAAGTGCATCTAGGAGGAAAAGAAAATTCGTTGGCGGTTTTCGATGCATCTTTTTTACATTCTGTTCCTGATAGCCCTAATAAACTAGATCGTTATACTTTTGTAATTGATTTAAATAAAAAAAATAATGATAAATAATAAGAGAAACCCCTATTGGTTTTATAAAGGTATTTATAATTCTAAAGAAATTAAATTTCTTAACGAAAAACTTTTAGAAAGAATAACTTCAGAAGAGGACAGAGTGGCTAGTGATGTGGCAAAAACTTCTTCTGTTCATATAGTAAACCCTAACGGAATTAAACTTCTTGACAGAATGTATAACTGTTTACATGGGGCTAACCGTTTTAATTTTGGATATGTTTTATATGCAGAACACACTGATATGCATTATAATGTTTATTCTTCTACCAATAAAGGAAAATACGATTACCATACTGATACCGATTTTTATAATCCTGCCTCTGATCTTAAACTGACAGGGATTGTTAACTTATCAATGGAAAAATATACTGGAGGAAAATTTTATTTAAATCCTTTTGGAAAAGGTTTTGAAGTTCCAGAATTATCTCTACCAGGAACCATGGTTATTTTTCCTTCTTTCTTTTTACATAAAGTTTCTGCTGTTCTTACTGGAGAAAGAATTAGTTTAGTGGCATGGGGGAATGGTCCAAAGTTTCAATGATAGAAGATACTGATGTATTTACTGTAAAAGAAAAAAGATATATTAATGAATTTATATTAGGTAATAATTTTCCTTTTTACTGGGAACCCTCTCAAACAATAAACCCTCCAGACCAGAAAGGTTTTTTTCTTCACAACTTAATTCAAAGAGATACTTTAAATATAGTATCTACGGAGGCAGTCTTTTTTATAAATATTGTACAACGATTTTTAGTAAAACATAAACTTCCGTGTAAAAAATTTTTTAGAGCAGCCCTTAATCTTACTTACCCTACACCAGGACATAGTGTTCCTCACATAGATCATTCTTTTTCTCACTATCAATTAATTATGTATTTAAATAAAACCAATGCTTCAACAGTTCTTCTTAAAAAAGGAAAAAAATTTAAAGAATTTATTCCCCAGCAATTTAAAATTATTTGTTTTCCGGGACATTATAAGCACTATCAAAACTACCCTAAAACGGGACGACGAGTCGTAGGAGTATTTACTTTTAAATGATTCTTATTAAAGATAATTTTTTATCCCCAACAGAGTGTAATAAACTTTTACGTCTTTATAAAAAGAATAAACACTTAATGTGTAAATGGCCTGAGAACGATCCGGGACCTTGTTCTTATCTTATGAATATTACAAAGGCTTCGGACCCTTTTATAATAAAGATGGTTTTACGTATAGAAGCTTATGCCCAAACTTATTTTGATCCTGATTTAAAAATTGATTGGGCAGAATTAAAGAAACAACAAAAAGGAAGTTCTCATCAATTTCATTATGATACTGCTAGGGAAAGAACTCGTCTTGCTTCTATTACTTATCTTAATACTCTTTCTTCAGGGAAGACTGTCTTTAAAGATGGGTTGGAAATTGAACCTCGGGCTGGTAGAAGTATTTGGTTTGATGGACAGTTGTATTTTCATGGAGTTTCAACTACTGATGAGGATAGATACACCATACCTGCCTGGTATTTTAAGCCCTAAAATCTATAGTTGATTGTTAAATTTAGGTATATTATAAACAAATTTTAGGATTTATATGTTACATAAAATCAGATTAAAACCTGGATTAGACAAACAATCTTCAGATACAGGAGCAGAAGGTAAGTGGGTTAACGCCGATTACTCCCGATTTAGATATGGTTTTCCTGAAAAAATTGGCGGATGGCAACAACTAGTATCCGATAACCTTGTTGGAGCTGGTCGTGATCAACATACCTGGGTAGATTTAGCCGGTAATAGATACGCTGCAATTGGAACTGATAAATGTTTATACATTTATTATGAAGGTGCAGTCTACGATATCACTCCTTTAGATACAGGGAGACAACAAACAAGTTCTACGTTCACAATGGTGAGTGGAGATGCAACCGTTACTCTTACGACAAGTACAGCACATGGGGCGGATGTTGGAGATATTATTTTATTAGATAGTGTGACCGTTCCTGGAGGAACAGGATTTACTGATGCTGATTTTGAAGATAAACTTTTTGAAGTAAAAGATGTACCTACTGCTACAACCATGGAGATTGAAATGGGTAGTAATGCTTCGGGAAGTGCTTCAGGAGGATCCACAACAATAGATTTTTATTATGTTATTGGACCCATCAGTCAAGGATATGGCTATGGTTGGGGTACCAATACTTTTGGTGGTTATACAACTCCAATTACTTCAACGACTATTAATAATGGAGG